AAAGCTGGCCATTGGTTTGGGTGCCGCCAATATCGCTAAGCTTTCTCAAAGCGAACTGAGTGTGGCACTGAATAAAAACTGGGATGTGGTTGAGACCATCACCGACTGGCCAGTATTTCCAGAGGATGAATAATACCTGAAGGGAGAATTTTATGAAGAATTATAAGGTGACCGTCAGAGAAAAGCAGCTTTTTTATGATGAGATGATCGTCAGTCAATACGATCATTTGGTTCAGTGTTTGGTATTTGAGATTCCCAGAATAAATGATGGCCTTAACGTGGCCGATTTTAATATTCATATCGAAACCGAACTTGGTCGTTTGACCGATCGGATTCTTATGATACCGGTAATCGATGGTGATTTTGTTCGTTTCGTCTGGATTCTGACCGCAACGACCACCCAAATTTCCGGGTTATTGGCTTTTGAAGTGCAGTTAGAAGGCAAAGTAGATCCCGGCATCCCGGTCTGGCAAAGTGAAAAAGGATTGATCCGGGTCAACCAATCAATTAAGGCTGATACACCCCAACCGCCCATTGAACCGTCACTCCTTTTGCAATGGGAACAGCAAATGATAAAACTGGGTGAAGATGCGCAATCGGTAATGGAAAAAACCGATCATGCCAGCAGTGAAGCTCTAACCATTGTGGAACGCGCCAATGCTGGGGAGTTTATTGGAGCAAAAGGCGATCCCGGGATTCCTGGGCCTCAAGGCAGTACTGGTGAAGCTGGTCTGCAAGGTCCACCCGGCATTCAAGGCCCCAAAGGTGATCCGGGTGATGCTGGACTTCAAGGTCCAGCCGGTGAAAAAGGCGACCCTGGATTGCAAGGCCCCCAAGGGCCATCTGGTGAGACTGGCCCACAGGGTATTCCGGGAATTCAAGGACCAAAAGGCGATCCGGGCGATGCTGGCCTTCAAGGACCGGCTGGTGAAAAAGGTGATCCTGGGTTACAAGGCCCTCAAGGGCTACAGGGAGAAACCGGTGCCCAAGGAGAACCTGGCTTGCAAGGGCTAAAAGGAGATCCCGGTATTGACGGACAACCAGGCGAACAAGGCCCAAAGGGCGATAAAGGTGACCCTGGAATCCAAGGGTTTCCCGGTGAAAAAGGTGACCAAGGCATTCAGGGAATCCAAGGCCCGCCCGGTGCTAAAGGAGATCAAGGGATTCAAGGCTTGCAGGGCTTGACAGGCGAAACTGGTCCTCAGGGTGACCCGGGGATTCAGGGACCCAAGGGTGATAAAGGTGATCCCGGTGATGTAGGTCCAATTGGTCCAGCGGGTGCTGCCGGTTATTCCCCCGTCAAGGGCGTGGACTATTTCACTGAAGTTGATAAAGCGGCATGGTTTGATCCTTTGGGAACACGGCTGGGTGCAGCTGAATCTGCTATTACATCTATTACAATCCAACTTGGCACCCTCAATAATCAATTGGAAGGAGCGTTAAATGGCAACTAAAACCTTAAGTGAAAATATTCAAACGGCCATCACCGATCTTTCCAATATTAAAACCGCACTGGTCGGTAAAGGTGTCGCTATTCCATCCGGTACACCAACTAATAGCTATTCAGGACTGATTGATGGTCTGCTGATTGGCACCCCGGCCAGTGCGGAGTTTAATATTCATTTTGGGGATGTCGCCCCAGAAGATACGACAAAGCTGTGGGTCAAAAGCACTCCGGTTTCAGATATTAAACTTGATAGCGATATTTCCAGTGTTTTAAATGCGACTACCCGGGTGAATGATATCCTTGATGCTGCTACCAATGAAATTGTCAGTGGCGTCGGTGGTTGTGCTGAGCGGGTTGGTAATCTGGTTTATCTCTTAGGGGGTTATACCATGAGTCCTAAGATCCTGACTTATAACCTGGATACCCTCGTAACCGTATCAATGGGGGTGGCGATGCCATCCAATTACTTTAGATATGCAGCTACGGGGCTGGTTGGCGATTTCATCTATTTATTGGGCGGACTTAAGTATTCAACCATGTCACTGGACATCTACAAATATGATATCCTTGAAAAAACCATGACTAAGCTAGCGGTTGCCATTACTAATGATGGCAATCATGGCTGGAAGTCATTTGCTTACGCCACAGTTGGAACAAGGATCTATCTATTTGGCGGCTATAATTCAACCAGTTTTTCAAACTCCTATATTGTCACGAAAGCGTATTACTTTAATACCGTGTCGCAGACATTTACAATGATTGCGGCAACATTAAATCACTGCGTTGAAGCCGGTACCGCGGTTATTGGGACGGATATTTACCTGATCGGCGGTCGCAATTCAGGGGGTACAGCGACATCACGGATTAGTAAATATGATACCCTTCTTGATACGTACACGATCGTAGCAAATTTGCCAGCGGGGTATACAAACTGTCGAGCCGCCGTAGTGGGGACGGATATTTATATTTATTGGGATAATAGCATTTTTAAGCTGGATACCCTGACGAATACCCTTTCAACGGTTTCAAGTGGGCTGGCTTGGGATTCTAATGGTGGCACCATTATTTCTTATGGCACCGACATTTTTTATTTCTGCGGCAGTGGTGCTGCCAACCGGGTGACGAAAACCACCGCCGATGTTACTTTGGAATCGAACCATCTGCTGATTTCCAGTCTCACATCCGGTCATCGGATTGCACTCTTTAACCAGCATGGTATTGACATCAAACTGCCAGTATCAAATGTGTATAGAGGCGATGCCAACAATAAAGCTCAACGCGTCAATGCCTACTATTATCATAACGCCCAATGGAATCTGATTTAAACAATTGCGGAGCCTTCGGGCTTTTTTAATATAGAAAAATAAATTTGAAGGAGAAACTAAAAATGGAATATCTTGATAAGATTAAATTAGTTGTCGTCGTGGCCTTTACGGCCCTTTCCGGTTGGTTGGGGATGTTGGCCGTACCGGTCATCTTGCTTTTTGTCCTGGCAACCTTTGATTATATCACCGGGTTGGCTGCAGCCAAGTACCGGGGCAATAAGATTTCAAGTTATAAAGGCTTTCAGGGCATTATGAAAAAGGTCTGCCTATTTTATCTCATCGCAGTGGGTGCGATCCTCGATTACACCTTACTCTACGCCAGTCAGTATATCGGTGTCGATGCCAGAGTAAACTTTGTCATCGCATCCTTTGTGGCGGTGTGGCTGATCTGCAATGAGATCATCAGTATTTTAGAAAATATGAAGGATATGAATGTCAACTTTCCACCATTCTTAGAAAAGCTGACCCAGAATATCCGCACCCAGATGGAGAATGAAACAGATGTTGATGGTGGGAAGAAACAATCAGGGAATGAGGATCATGCCGATAAAACCGGATTGAAACAATAAAATTGATCAAGGTATCACGCAACCGTGAGGGAAGGTTTCAGCCGGATGCCGCAAAGGTTAAGTTAATAACAATATTCTAGCAGTGCCCACTAAGGAGTTTTTCCTGGTGGGCATTATTTTTTTGTCCGGGGGTTCGATTCGTATGGATTTTTCGCTTATCGGTAGAAGGAAATAGATTAATCCTTCAGATGGGAGGAACAACCATGCAGGTAACAAAAATCACAGATGATCAGCCGATACCGGCATTTGCTATAAAAAGATTCACAAAAGAAGAACTTCAGCGGGAATGTGACTTTTTTCTTGCCCAGAAAATACTGGAATCGCTGTTGGCGGAAGGGCTGATCACCAGGGGCGAATTTGATCAAATAACTGTATTGAACCGCAGAACTTTCTCGCCTTATTTAGCTGAGATAATGCCTTGAATTCGTTGCTATCAAGGGCTTTCAGAGGTAACATGTGACCTACGGAAGGTGAGGTGAGTTGATGAAAAAGATAACAAAAATCGAACAAAACAGAGATTACACTGGGAAGAAAAAAATTCGGGTTGCAGCGTATTGCCGGGTATCAACGGCAAGTGACGAACAGCTGGTCAGCCTTGAAAACCAGAAAGTCCACTATGAGCATTATATCAAGGCAAACATGGACTGGGACTATGCGGGCATTTATTTCGACAAGGGCATTACTGGGACAAAGAAAGATAAACGGGATGGGCTTCTTTCCTTAATTGCTGACTGCGAATGCGGTAAAATTGATCTTGTGATCACAAAATCCATTAGTCGATTTTGTCGAAATACAACCGATTGCCTGGAACTGGTCAGAAAGCTTCTGGATTTTGGCGTTCATATCATTTTTGAAAAAGAGAACCTGAACACCGGCTCGATGGAGAGTGAATTGATGCTTTCGATTCTGAGTAGTCTGGCTGAAAATGAATCGGTGTCCATTTCTGAAAATGAAAAATGGGGTGTCAGGAAGCGCTTTCAAAATGGGACGTTCATCATTTCCTATCCACCCTATGGCTATCATAATGAAGATGGGGCCATGGTCATTTTGCCTGATCAGGCAGAAATAATCAGAGAAATCTTCGCATCCGCATTATCGGGAAAAGGGACTGGAGCCATTGCCGACGATTTGAACACAAGAGCAGTCCCCGCTAAAAAAGGCGGAAAATGGACTTCGGCAACAATCTGGGGGATTATCCGGAATGAAAAGTATACAGGGGATGCGCTCTTTCAGAAAACATACACAGATGACAGCTTTAACCGGCATAAGAATTATGGCGATCAGGATCAATATCTGGTACAGGGGCATCATGAAGCAATCATCAGCCATGAGGACTATGAAAAGGCCAATGCCGCATTGAAACAGCGGGGCAGAGAAAAAGGGATCAGTGATCAGACCGAAAAATTCCATAACCGGTATGGTTTTTCAGCAAAAATAAAATGCGGGGAATGCGGCAGCAACTACAAGCGCCGAATCAACTATAAACCCAGTGGTTCTGAAATTGCCTGGTGCTGCTCCAGACATATCGAAAATACTGCAGAATGTTCAATGAAGTACATTCTGGATGATCGGGTAAAAGCCGCTTTTTTAACGATGATGAACAAACTGATATTTGGACAAAAGCTCATCTTAAAACCCCTGTTTAACAGTCTCAAAGGTCAGAATGATGACAATCGGCTTGAAAGAATCAACGAGCTTGAGATAAAACTGGAGAAAAATATCGAACAGCGGCAGTTACTGACGAATCTGATGGCAAGCGGTTATCTGGATCCGGCGCTTTTCAATGAGGAAAGCAATGAATTGAGTCGGCAGGTAGAATTATTGCGTGACGAAAAGGAAAACCTGATCCACTTCATCGGGGGAGATATGTCTCGGACGGAGGAATTAAAGAAGCTGATGAAATTTGTCTCAAAAAGTGAAATGCTCACCCAATATGTGGATGAATTGTTTCTTTCCTATGTGGAAAGAATAACGGTGTTGTCACGGGAAGAACTGGTTTTTGAACTGAAATGTGGACTGAAATTGAGAGAAAGGCTGGTGAAATAGATGGGGCGAAGCATACCTTTCGGTTACCGGATCGAGGATGGCCAGGCTGTGGTGGATAAAGAACAGGCGGCCAGAATCAGAGAATTTTTCAATGCATATATTTCCGGCATGGCACTGACTGTTGCTGCCGAAACAGCCGGATTAAAACTGCATCATGGCTGTGCAGGAAGGATGCTGCGGAACAAACGCTATCTGGGCGATGCGTATTATCCGGCAATCATTGATAAAGAGATCTTTGAAAAAGCAGAAGAAAAGCGCATGGTAAGAGCCAGATCACTGGGGAGAATTCGTGAGCTGAATGATCAGAAAATGCCGGAATGTTTGATGAAATTCAAGATGCCGAAAGTGATTGATAAATTTGCGGATCCTTTCAAACAGGCGGAATACGCCTACAGTCTGATCGAAAGTGAGGTGGCAGTAAGCGATGGAATTAAGTAGAAATGTAACGGTTATTCCCGCAAGAAGACGGGTGGGGAATACGGTCAATCAGCAGGCGAAACCGAAATTAAGGGTAGCCGCCTACTGTCGTGTTTCGACGGATAGCGAGGAGCAGGCGACCAGCTACGATGCCCAGGTGGCCCATTATACCCAGTTTATTGAAAAAAACAGTGAATGGGAACTGGCCGGAATTTTTGCAGACGATGGCATCAGCGGTACGAATACAAAAAAGCGTGAAGAGTTCAATCGCATGATTGAAGCGTGTATGACAGGAAGCATCGACATGATTATTACCAAGTCCATCAGCCGATTTGCCAGAAACACCCTTGACTGCTTAAAGTTCATTCGGGATCTTAAAGAGAAAAATATACCTGTTTTCTTTGAAAAAGAGAATATCAATACGATGGATTCCAAAGGGGAAGTGCTGCTTACCATTATGGCGAGTCTCGCCCAGCAGGAGAGCCAGTCGCTTTCACAGAATGTCAAAATGGGGCTTCAGTACCGCTACCAAAACGGCGAGGTGCAGGTCAACCACAACCGATTCCTTGGATATACCAAAGATGAAGATGGGAATTTGGTTATCGATTCAGTGGAAGCAGAAGTGGTAAAGAGAATCTACTGTGAATACCTACAAGGAGCAAGCCTTGCGCAGATTGGTAAAAGTCTAGAGGCAGATGGCATTCTTACAGCGGCAGGTAAAGCAAGGTGGAGGCCAGAAACTTTGAAGAAAATACTACAGAATGAGAAATATATAGGTGATGCACTTTTACAGAAAACCTACACGGTGGATTTCCTTACCAAAAAGCGAGTGAAGAATAACGGAATTGTTCCTCAGTATTATGTGGAAAACAGCCACGAAGCCATCATACCCCGCGACCTTTATATGCAGGTGCAGGAGGAAATGGTAAGGAGAGCGAATCTTCACAGCGGTGAGAACAGAAAGAAAAGAATCTACAGCAGTAAGTACGCATTATCTAGCATCGTTTACTGCCCAAGGTGCGGAGACATTTACCGGAGAATTGCATGGAACAATAGGGGGAAGCATTCCTTTGTGTGGAGATGTGTCAGCAGGGTGGAACATGGTCCAAGCTACTGTGATGCACAAACGGTTCAGGAAACGGAACTACAAGAGGCTGTTGTAAAAGCTATCAATATAGCACTTGGGGGCAA